TCACAGTGGTTGTAAGTCGGGATGACAATCGAGTAATTCATCAGAAAGTCCCACCATCAACCCCGCCAGTAATTGCATTGGTGCTCCCATTAACTGACAAGCCTGCATCAACCAAAACGGACTGATTGCCAGTTGATGAGCTTGCCGCAAACAGAATAAAGCCTGCTGAAGTGCTGGCCGTTGTGGCCACAGTTGCCGGTGGGGCACCAGAAAATCCGCTAGTACCCGAAAAGCCTGAAGTGCCTGAAAAGCCAGAAGTGCCAGAAGCTCCAGAAAAGCCGCTGGTGCCTGAAAATCCGCTCGTCCCCGAGAAGCCACTCGTGCCTGATGCGCCGCTAAAACCTGAAACACCCGAAAATCCTGATGTGCCAGAAAATCCGCTCGTACCAGAAAATCCACTTGTACCTGACGCGCCCGAAAATCCAGAGGTCCCAGAGAACCCTGAAACGCCACTACCTGAGAACCCAGAAGTTCCTGAGAAGCCACTTGTGCCCGATGCACCACTGAATCCTGACACTCCACTAAAACCAGAAACACCAGAAAATCCACTCGTGCCAGAGACGCCTGAAAACCCTGAAGTCCCAGAAAACCCGGAGGTGCCTGAGAATCCCGAGGTGCCGCTAAACCCTGAAGTGCCACTAGCACCTGAAAACCCTGACACACCACTTGATCCTGGATTGTCACCGCTGTAGCCAGAAATGCCGCTAAACCCTGACGTTCCAGATGTCCCGCTAGTGCCAGAAAAACCCGAGACACCAGAAAATCCTGAGACACCGCTAAATCCTGATGTGCCAGAAAATCCTGAAAAACCGCTAACTCCAGAGAATCCTGAGACACCACTAAAGCCTGAAAATCCACTAACACCAGAAAGACCCAGCCCAGAAAAGCCACTAAAGCCTGAAATTCCAGAAAATCCTGAGACGCCTGATGCGCCCGAGAATCCTGAGACGCCACTTGAGCCAGGATTGTCGCCGCTGTAACCAGACACGCCTGAAAACCCAGATACACCTGAGAATCCAGAGACGCCAGAAAATCCCGAGGTGCCTGACGCCCCCGATACCCCACTAAATCCTGAAGTGCCGGAAAAACCGCTAAAGCCAGATGTGCCGCTAAAACCTGAGAAGCCAGAAACGCCTGACGCGCCTAGTGCATTAGTCCAAGTGCCGCCAATTGCACCTTCAAACTGCGATGACTGCGTGTTAAAGCGAATCATCCCGTCTTGTGCGACAGGCCTTTGCGATGTGTTGCCTTTGGGCAAGGTCAACGATGCAGTGCCCGGCACTACCGGATTGTCAGCCAATCCCACGGTGGGATTAGCACCATCACCCGTGCCATTGGTTACATCAATCTCATCAGCCGTACCCGTGAGCGTGACAACGCCAATGCTGTTGCCACTAGTGCGCGACAAAAGACCAACGCCTGAAGACTGTGCCAGGTTCAAAACCAAGCCAGAAAGTGACACGGTTGGGTTGCCAGCAACGCCATCGCCATCAGCAACGCTAATACCTGCCGTTCCAGCCGCTATAGAGCGCGCTGTGAGCGTTGTTGCGCTGGTCTTGACCTGAATACCCGTCCCGGCGGCTACGAGGCTTGCAGCGGCTCCTGAGAGGCTTAGAACAAGGGTTGAGCCAGCACCGTTGTCCGTAAGCGTTAAACCACCGCCTGAAGTGCTTAATTGCCGTGACTGTGAAAGTGAGCCTTCACTGGTTGCTGTGACAAAGCTGTAGTTGGTTACAGGAACCGCGGCAATATCTGCCACCGTTGTTTTGACGGTGCCACCATCCTGAACGATGGGCACAAGCTCGGTGCCCGTGAGGGCATCGGCGGTCGGTAACTGGGTGATGGTTTGATTGGCCATTAGGGTGACACCGCTATTCCATCAAGGTTCCCATTGTTCTCAGGCGTCTGGGTGTTGCCTTCCGTCGAGACAATGACATTTTGCTGATCCGTTGTCACCAGATTATCCTGGATTGCGGCCACCGATACATCAGGCCTTGGAAAGCGCAGGTTAATGCGCTCAGTTTGCCGGGCTGGCAGGCGATACGGATCTTTCTCGTCTCTGCAATTTTCTTCACACACCATCAGCCCTGGGAAGTTGATGTCAGGTCCCAGGGTGGCGTGAGGGCGCTTCATGCGGCAACGATCGCAAATACCAATAGCGATGTCGCTGTAGCCCTCCGTGTCAAGAAACATTGGCATTATTTCGTGTACACCGAAATGTTGGGGGCAAAGTAGATCGGGCTGCGATCGCGCTCTTCAGCCTCAGCCAGTGCCAGGTACTTGCCAGCCTGATCCTCGAGGTATTTGATGCGCTCCATGGGCACAGCAGGTAATTCCATGCTCAATTGGTGCGCCAACATGCCGATTGTGGCCAGATACCACCGCTGCGGGATCTGCAATTCGTCGGTTAGATCGCCCACATCCATGATTTGCTTGGAATACCAGACGGTCATTTGCACATACCACTCATTGGGGACCGGCCAGAGGTAAATTTCAGGCTGCGGGACCGTCCGATTGAACCAAAACTGGTAAGGCTGATTGGCCGTGAAGTTTTTGTTGGGCAAATTGGTGTAATCATCACGATTAAGCCTTGCCATTTGGATTTCACGCGAGTTATTGCCCACATAAAACTCACGCAAGGCTAGTGTCGTGCCACCAGACGCCCTTACTCGATAGTATTGGACGCTTTGGCCGGGGTCAATGTCATACCAAGCCCACTTTTTATCGGTGACAACCACTGACCCGATGTCATACAAGGTGTTCCAAGTTGATCCATCGGTCGAATACTCGAGGGTGAGAGTCCATGTGGCACTTCCACCACCAGAAATATAGGGGAGCAGGCCGATTGACCCAGCATAAATCGGGTTGCTGGTGCCAAAATTGATCGCGATATTGCCATTCGTGCTTGTTTGCAGGCAGTAAGTATCGACATCGCTGTCTCCTGCATAAGCTGCATTGCCACCAGCGCTGCTTGAGTAGCTGCCCGAGGGCCTTGTTAATGTGCGGTAGAGCACATTCAAGGCGTCATTAGCGCCCACCGGCAAGGTGTAAATGTACTTTTCTGGCGTTAAGCCGATGACTTCCTTCTTGATGGCCCAGTATTGGATGCCGATGTTGATCAGGTTAGTCAGTGTGAAGCCAAGCGACTCGCGTGCGGTTAGTAATTGCTCGCTGGTTAGTTCTTCAGCAAGCTTGCCACAGCGCCTCGCAGCGTGGTCAATCAGCGTCTGGACATTAAAAACCTGGCCATAGGTATCGGAATAGGACATCTCACCACCCTGGGCAATTCCAGCGCTTCATGGAAGCTCTGGAGCGTGATCCGCGCTCAGACTTGCGCGCTACAGGACCCATGCGAGCGCAAAATGAATCTCGCCTTGCGCCACCTTCAGGCTGTGGCGCCTTCAAATTTGATCCTGTTTCTCGGTTGTACTTGGCTCTGCCTTTGGCCGTGAGACCCGCGCCTTGATCCGCTGGAAGCTTCTCACCACGGCCAATCGCAAGGCTCGGACCGCCGTCTTTAAGCCGTTCAGGAAGTTTTGCATACGATTTCCCTTTCACATTGGACTGCGTAAACTCTGCAGCCACATCAGGTCGAATGCCTACTTTCTTGGCAAACTTGGGATTGTTCTCAGCAGCTTTCATCAGCCGGAACTGCGCTTTAGTCTTGGCAGGCATTTAAGCTATCTGCCCCATGGTAACAATCAACGAAGGGATGGCCGGGTACGCAGGCGTCACACTTGATGGCAGTGCCTCAAGCGTTACATCCGTTGATTCAGGCAGCCAAAACAACTGCACATAGTTAGTGGCGTTCAAATCTAAGTAAAAGTTCCAGGCGGCCACCGCAAAACCAAAGATGCCCGCATTCTTACGCGCTGGCACCGTAACTTGCGTTGATGAGTTGGCAAGATCTGAACCGTTGACCTTTATCCAAATTGTGACAATGTGCTGCTCGTTAGCGACATTCTTGAACTGGGCGCTGAATTGAAAGTTATAAATGCCGTCATTGGGCACCGTAAAACGGCTATTGCTAACCAGGGTAATGCCATCGGTAATGTCTACCGTATTGCAAGTCATGGCCGTGCCAGCGGTGGTGCTTCCCGTCTGATCTAGGGTGCTACTAAAGCCGCCATAAGCCGCGCTAAACGCACGCAAATCACCGATGGTTGATTGCACATTCGCGCCACTTTGCACTAACGGCACAAGCTCTGCGCCCGTCAGCGTTGCGGCTGCTGGCATTGCCGAGATTTTTTGGTCAGCCATTACGATTGCTCCAAAACAATTTTGCTGTTGTCTTCTTGCAGCACATACCCTGGAGAAGTCTCATCCAGGATATAAAAAGTGGTTGGCGGCAAGGTGCCATAAGTATCGACTACGCCATTATCACCAACATCAAGGCCGTAGTCGGTGCCACCGATAACATTCTGGGCGCCAACACCTAATGCAAAGCCATCCGAGGTATTGGCTTGGTTGGCAACGCTTGAGTAGCCAACAGGAGCCATCAAATACCCGCTTGAATGAGTTTAAGCGTTGCAGTACCAGAGCCTGAGTTAACCAGTAGCTTGATGGCCGTCACCGGGAATGCATAGTTGCCATCAGCAGCCGCTACTTCGCCTGCTACCGTGGGATGACTAAACCAAGTAGAAATGGTGCCTGCAGGGTCGTCAAATGAGTGCTGGACGGTGTAATCAACCGTGCCTGATACCGTGACACCAAAGCCCACATTGAACGGGCTGATGTTGGTATTCATGACCACGGTGCTACTTGAGCCTGTACCAGTCTTGGATACGGTCACTACCTTCATGATTGTCCTTCAATGTGATGCAGGGGCCGAAGCCCCCGCTATCTAGCGCCTAGCCTGTGGTGGCGTTACTGTGACCGATTCTTTGGTCTCAGTGACTGATCCCTTACCGCGGATCTTATCCATCAACTTGCCGCCAAGCTCTTTGACCATGCTTACGGGATTCAAGGCATCTTCAAGGTCACGCTTGGCTTTCGCTGCGGTGGCCTCGGGATCTGCAACAGGCTTGGATACATCAGGCTTGGCAGTGCCACCCTGGTTGTATACCTTGCCGCCCTTCTTGAAAGTGCCCGATTGAATGGTATTAGCTACAGGCTTCGATACTGGGTGCTTGGGGTAGGCTACGGGTTTGCCTGAATCAACAAGCCCCCCCGTAGCGTAGTGCTTTTTTGGAGCACCACCTTTCTTATAGCCACCAGCGTTGCCCTTCTTGACTTCGCCTGTGGTGGTATTGCTTACACCAGGCGAGGATGTTGAGACATTACCCTCAACGCCACCACCCTTGGCATACGCCTTGCCACCACGCTTGTAGCCACCAGGCTTACCCATGGATACGTCACCCGTCTTTTTAGGCGTGTGATGCTCACCTTGAGCCGTATCCATCTTGGTTTTGACATAGCCCTTAGCGCCCTTCTCGGATGCCGCTACTTTGATGATACCGCCATCTTTGTAGCCACCCTGGCCCATTGCCACACCGCCGGTTGCAAGGCCTTTGTGGGCCTTCGATGCTGGCATAGAAGCGTGCTTTTTAAGCTTAGCCTCAGTGCCTGCCATCTTCTTCATTTCGGCTGCGTGTTCCGCCTTGGATTCACCACCTTCCTTCATCATGGGGCGTGCCATCTTGCGACGCATAGCCAATGATGGACGTGCAGGTGCGCGGCCAGGCAACGTGCCCTGACCCATCTGCATGCGACTTGGAGCCGGGCCTTCAGCAAGCCCAGCCATCACGCCGCCGTCCATCATTTTGTGCCCGTGCTTCTTGGACACACTGCCGCCCTTTTTGAGCTTCAGTATGACTGAAGGCTCAGTGGTCATCATTTTGACCATCGGCTTGAATTGGCCCATGATTACCGCTCCTTGGCTACATAAACGTAGTCCACCGTCATGGTTTTGGCGGCTGCCTCACCATTCTGGATTGCGATGGTGACTGTCATGTCCTCATCATCAGGCAGATTGGTTGTCACTGAGCTACCCGTGTAGGTGCCATTGACAAAATACTGCACTGCTGACGAGCCGTCATAGTAAAACCCAAGACGGATAAAGGTGTCGTTAGCCATCGTGGCAATAGCGCTTGCAGTCGTTGCCGTGTTGTTTTTCTCAACGCGGAAATCAACCGTTGCAGCACCATCAGCTTTGATGAAGAAGACGCCATCAGTCACATCAAGCGGGGTGGTGTCAGTGATCTGAAGACCGATGACAACATCCGATTGCGTGGCATCACTTACCTTGAAACGGGCCTCAAAGAACAGAGCCTTGCCAGACTCAAAACGGAATGACTCACCCTTCTTCTGCAAGGACACGAGGTCATTGTCAGCAGCGGTGTTAGTGATGAGCAGCAAGCCGCCATCGCCATCAGTCAGTGCCTGCGTTGCACCTGCGTCTGTTTCCGTGACAGTCCAGTCGCCAGCCGTGTAGTAGTCGAAGTCTTCAAAGTAGGTGTGAAAGATCGTAGCTGCTGGCTGCCCTAATTCGGCAAACAGCGACTGCTCACCCACATTGGTGACCCCATTAGGAAACCGAGTCGTAGTCATGCTTTAACTCCTATAAGACGGGGGCCGAAGCCCCCTGGTTTCCTTAGACGCCAGGCGTACCGTACATGGCACGGGGATCAGTGAAGCCAACGTCATAACGCTCAGTTGCCTTGTAGCGCATGGTGTCGGTTTCAAAGTCACCTTCCATGGTCTTCTCAAGGCCGCGGCGCATCATGAGCTTCATGCCCTCGGGCGCATCGGTCTGGACCCACCATGCAGTGCTCGAGGTCAAACGTGACAGGACCGCAGCGCCTTCATCGAGCAAGCCGATGGATTTAACTGGGTTGATGTCATTGTTTGCCTGGCCAGCACGCAAGACGGACTTCAGCAGGACCTCAGCCTGGAAGATGTTGCCAGGAGCAACGACAAGCTGTCGTGGCACGAGACGGATCTTTTTCCCGTTGTTGTCCACTGCCTGACGGATCTGGATGAGCATTTGCTCAAGCGAGGTCTGGCTGAGAACAGCAGCGTTGGTCAGCAGGTTGCTGAAAGTGCCATTCACGATGGGGTGCGAAGCACTGTTAAGTGCCACGCCGTCGCCACCAGCATACTGACCGCCCGTGAAGGCGTTGTTCAGCACGTTGGCGCACAGGGTTTCCTTGGTTTCAACCAGGGACTGTGCCAAGTGACGGGCATAGACCGAGCCGATGCGGATGTGATCGCCATCCTCAACAAGCACTTTGGTCAGCGCGAAGGCCAAACCATAGACTGCATACACATAGCGCTTGAGGAAGAGTACGCCACCCTGCTGGTAAGTGACTGGGCTGCCGTCAGGAAGCAACGGTGCCAAGCCAAAACCGTAGAGCACAGGCTCTTCGTGGTAGTTACGGGGAATGCCTTGTTGCTCGCGGAAAACACGCGACCACTCGTCGGCACGCTGATCATAGACTCCGTCAAAACACTCGTTGAGGATTGGCTCAACAATCGAACGAAAGTCTGTACTGCGCATTGGGGCTGCCATGATCTAGCCCTCCTTTAAGCGATGGTCACGGGGTATGCAACCGCCGCACCTTCGTAAATACCAGCGTACTGGAACTCAGCGATTTGGACACGAACGATCGTGTACGCATCGCCCCATGCGTTGCCCGGATACGGTGCCAGGTCGATAACGCGCAAAGTCTTGGTTGCGTTAGCGCTCGCAGCAGTCGTGCCCATCGTGGCTTGAGATAGACCCACCAGCGTCGGATCACCCGTGGTCGGGTTGTACGGGTTGGTGATGTCAAACTCTTGGCCAAGCGCGGTTTGCGCAATCGAACCTTCAGCCTGAATCTCATAAACCACTTGAGGATCAGTCCAAATGTAAGCGATCAGCGAACCAGTCTGATAGGCGGTACCAGAGGGCCAGCAGTTAGAAACGCGGCGGCGGCCAGTCGTGTCAGTCCACTCGACGCCATCAAAGACGCCATAAATGGGATCGCCACTTGCAGCACGAACCACATAGCCGGTTGTTGGATCAAGTTTTACAGCCTGACCCTTGAGAATGTTTTGAGCGTAGGTGCTCTGAATGACATTCGCAAGGCCCTGTGCGCGGTCAAGACCGCTGGGGTGGTAGGCAGGCCGCAAACCAAAGGGTGCTAAGGTTGCAGACATTTTAGAACTCCAGGTTAACCCTCGAATACCGGGGGTCGGTTAACGGATGATTTTGCAACATTGCCAAAACCTTCGCCTTCCGTTTTCAGGAGCCTATGCCCTGAACTGTCAACACCCTGAAGCTCTTCCATACGCTCCATGATCGCTTGAGTTGCTTCCATTGGTTTTTGGTAATGGAAGTGCGTCATGACGCGTTGATAGAGATCCATTGGGATCTTGAACAGCAACATCTCGTTACACGCGATGTGACCCACATGCTCGCCAGCTTTTACGCGATAGTTCTCATACCCAGGTAGCTCATCTGCAAGCACAGGCGTGTACCCAAGTCGAATACGCTTATCAATGGTGTCGTAGCTGTTTGTGGTGGAAAGCCAGCAAAGATGGAACCCAGGAATGTCTGGGACCTTTGGCAAGGCGCTTTGTGTCCACTCGTCACTCCACATTTGGTCAATGTCCTGTGTACTAGCGAACTGGTCCTCTGCGGGAAGGCGCGAGTGATCTTCGCTTGCGCGAGTATGACGGCCACCTGCAGTGATCGATTTTTTGAGTCGAGATTCCATGGCTTACCCTTTCAGTCTCTGTTGTGCTTGTGCTGCGTAACGCTTGATCATGCTGAGTCGTTTCTTGGGGTCGTCCCAAAACCCAGCATCTTTCATTGCCTTCACCTGGTCAGGCTCAAGCTGAAAGGATTGACGCCCACCTGCGGACGCTGCGTTCTCACGGCCAGAACTAGTCACTGGACTCCTCGGTTTTCGCCTAGAGGAACTTTCCTCATAGTCATCATTGTATCGGTGTGGGATGTACTTCCGCAAGCGGTTATCCATCTCGTTCCAATAGTCTGATGTTCCTGGGTCCCAACCCTCAGCATGCAACTGCTCATCGACCTGTTTAGCGATCTTGCTATCCAGGTCTTTGCGCTCAGGGTCGAACCACGAATTGCGCTCCATCCAAGCCGCGATCTGGCGTTGCACACCAGCGTCAGGGATGTTTGCTTTTTGCTGCGGCTGAACGGCTTTTTGCTTGAAGTTTTTCAAGGACTCAAGCTTTTGGCGCTCATCAAGCAGCATCTCATTGGCTTGGGCTGCAGCTTCACCATCTTGGGCTTGCACTGCCTCAGCCAGTTTCATCTTGGCATAGCGGACGCGAAGCTCGCCATCTTGCATGGCCTTGTCAATCTGGGCCAGGTCGTTAGCGTGCGTGCGGTGCTCGATGACTGAGAGCCGCTCCTCCAACTCTTGATTGCGGCGCTGCAACAATGCCAGGCGCTCATCCTTCTCAGCCTGGGTCTTGCGGACTAAATCCTTTTTCGCACGCCGACGCTCGCGCCGGGCAGCCCGTAAGGAATCGAGTTCGTCATCGCTAGGGGGATCATCATCGCCAGGAACATCATCGCCTTCAGCTTTGTTCTCGGGCGGCGTGTCGTCCGACTGCGCAATTTGAATCGAGTCAGGAAGGTCAACGGTGACCGAGCCGTCCGCTTGCTCCTTGATCGTAACTTGATCTTCATTTTCAGTACTCATAGGAATGCCCTCGTGTCGAGCGGATTACCCGTGATTTTTGCGATGACTTCATGGTCATTGATGATCATGAAAAGCGCTGGATCTTCGTTTTGATCCTCACCGGGTACTTTGACTTCCCAGCGATCGCCGCCCCACTTAGGTACGCGGATGTAATCACCCACCACGCACCAAGAGCCTTCCGGCCAGGGTTTCATGGTGTCACGATGGCAAAACGCGAGCGGTCCAATCTCAATAACCTTGGCCACTTGCGTGTTCCACTTCTCCGTCTCTTTGGTCTCTTCGACCAGCACAATACCGCCCTTGGTGGTTTTCTTCTTGGACCGACGGATCTGTACCATCACACGGCCACCAAGAGGTTTTGCACCAGGATCTACGCTCGGAAATGCCCAAGCCATCTCAGCGTCGTTAGACGCTACTGGTTCATTCATATTCATCTTCATCTCTCAAAATTGAGTCAATCATCTGGAGCGTTTGTTCAAACGCCAGATACATCCCGACCGTGCGCTGATACGTTTCCCAATTCGCAGCATTGCCTGCTGCCAAGGACTGGCTTATTTCAGCCTGGCGTATCTTGATGTCACGGACCAGGTCCGCTATAGGGTTCACTTTTTCTTAGCCGGCAGTGCGCCTCCTTTGGTCTTGGGTTGCTGGGTTTGGCCTTTGGATTGCAGGCTGGTGCCGTCAAGGTTTGCACCCATCGCAATGCGCTTGTGATAAGGCACGGCCTCGAGGTCTTTGATGTCTTTACTGGATGGTTGGGCCACGATTAGCTCCTAAGTTGCGTTGTGCTTCGTTTTGAAGCCGGATAGCAGTCTCATACTGCTCTGCCTGCAATTGCTCATCCTTCTGGGTGAGTTGTGCAGTTGCTATGCGCTCCTTGGTGAGGTTGTTTGTAGCGTTAAGCGCCACATCCAACTGATCACGCTCGGCTGCGCGTTGTTGATCGCCTTGCAGTCGTGCCATGTCAATCTGGCCACGTTGCTGCATGTCGGCACCTTTGAGTTGCATCTCAGCCTGATCGCGCTGTGCGCGGCGCTGGGTTTCTGCCAGGCTGGTTTCCTTGAGCACTTGCGCTTCAGGCGGCAGTTGCGGCTGGGGCGTAAGTTGCTGCATGGCTTGCATGAGTTGCTGCAGCTTGGGCACCATTTGCTGGAAGGCTGCGTTGGTGTCTTGCATGACATGCTGCGATGCAATAGCAAAGGTCTTGTCGATTTCCGAGGTCAGCATCTTGTTCTCGTAATCGCTCTCTGCCATGGGCTTGCCACGGGCCTTGTTTACATAGCCATTCATGCGACCTAAGTACCATAAGACCATGTGCTGCTTGATGTGCTCAAGCACCCGCGGCAGGTAGAACGATGCCATGATGGGATTGCCACCAAAAGCAGGATTAAGCGCGAAGTCCAGGTGCGTTTGGATGTGCGATAACTGGTCCTGGTGCGGGTAGGCGTAGGCATTCTGACCCAGTGCCATGGCCACATTCTCATCAGATGCTGGGCGCTCCTCGGGAACCGGGGTGCCTTTGAGCAATTCGTTGATGCCAGGGATCTTTAGCTGCTTGAGCAGGCGCTCTTCAACCGCACGGCGGTCATACAGGTCAGGTGCCTTGTCTGATCGTGCCAAAACCGCCTGAATCTGCGCCATGCGCTGGGTTTCAGAAAAGATATTGGGGTCTGACACGGGTACCACATCACCCATGCGCTCAAAATCACCGGGTTGGACCTCCAAATCGACCACATCCTCACCGCGGCGCATGTCTTCGATGTACCAGCGGTTAAGGCGCTGCAAAATCTTCAGCACACGGCCCTGTGACTTGTGCAATCGGGCGTGAATGGCCGAAAACACGGCGGCACCCTGCTCAATCAGTGCCTGCGTGGTGCCCACAGGGGCCTGGGAATTGATGTCAGCGATCTTTTCCTCGGCGGTGGTCACTACACCCTTGGCAGCCTTGTCTAAAAAGCCCAAAAGCTCGTATAACACGGGGCTTGGCGGGTTAAACGGCATGGGCATCGCAATCTTGCGAATGTCATCCACGCCTGGCGCAGCTTCAATCTCGACCACTTGCGTCACATCGGCCTGAACGGACTGGCCTGAGACCTTGGCACCCTTCAATTTAAGCGTGGCGGGGGCGTTATTGATGTGCGCTGAGTCTAAAAGCGCCCGTAAGGCCCCTGTAAGTGCTGCTGCCAGGCCACCAATGAGGTGGGGCATGCCAATAGCGTAGGCACCGCGCCATGGGATAAATTTGTACTCGACCACCCAGTCGAGTTTTTCCATGGTTTCATCACCTTCTTCCCAGTTGCGGTACAAACCGACCACTTCACGGTCGATTTCATCCACCATCAGGATGTAAGGTGCCATCTCACCCTTGGAATAAGTGTCATCTTCAAGCTCGAGGTAGGTGTAAATGTGAAAAACACGGCGCATGCCGTCAATGTTTTCCTCTGCTTTACGTCCTTCGATCTTGTTGTTGGCTTTTTCTGGCCTGGTTGGCTCAGGTTCCAGGCTTACGCGGGTCAGACTGATGTCACGGTACAAGCCTGAGTCGATTCGTTGGTTGAATTCAAACTCAGTGATGTCGTGAATCTCTGCAGCACGCTGTGCGGTGTAAAAATTCGTGGCTGCAAACGGGATTAAGACCTTGTCGATGGGCAAAAACTCAGCCACCGGGCGCAGTTTTTTGTCGTCCCAGTACAGTTTCAGGTACTGCGAGCCGCCAAGTGGCAGTTGCGTGAGCAGTTGCTCTTGCTCATCGCGGAATTCTTCGATCTGCTCGGTTAGCTGCCAGTTCATCCAGTCGCGTTTGCGCTCTGCACGCTTGGTTTTTTCCTCGTCAGTCTCGCCAAGGATCTTGGTTTTGACCGGGCCATCAGGTGGGAATAGCTCCTTGATGGTCCTCGAGGCGAAATCCACGCAAGCTTCAGCAATAACCGGATGCACTACTTTGCTGGCGCCGAAAAACGTAGCGCCGCCAGGGGCGTCCTTGCCCATGCCCGTGCGCTTGATGCCCTCTTCATACTGCTTATCGCGGTCTTCGCGTGCTGTTTGGTCCTTTTTCAGCAGGTCCAAGTAGCGCATGGCCATCGAATCCAAATCCAGGGGATCGATAACATCGGCCAGGTTCTCGTAAAAGTCGGGATCTTCAAGCGGCCCTTTGGTGCTTGGCATGTGAACCACTGCCGAGCCGTCAGGAAGCTCCTCAATCTCAGCAGTTTCATCGGGCAACTCGGCTGACAGATCAGCAACGGGCATCTCGTCATCGGCCATACCGCTAATGAAGCGGCCATAGTCCTGCTCAATAGGCATCTCAGGCATGTTTGTATCCTCGTTTAACGCTATCAAGCGCTGACTTCTTCACGGCGCCGCCCTTCTTTTTCTCGGTGCGGACATCGGGCAACGGCACTTTTTTGCTGTAGTAAGGCATCAAGACACCTTCGCCCGTTTCAATCATGTCAAGCAAGTAGTTGCGCACATTGCGTGGCGTGGGCTTCACGCCCATGCCGTTAAGCGTATAAGCGGCTTGGCGCTCAAGTAAATCTAATGCGTCACCGCGGGGCGATACTAACCCGGTCAATTCGCCACCACCAAACCAGCGGCCAGCTTGTGCCGTGCCGCCAGGCAGGCCTAAGCCCTTGGCGATGTCCAGCATTTGCTGTTCTGCAGCGCCATACTCAGTTGAGCCAAATCCACCCTGCTTAGTGAAGTAGGGGTGAAAGCGGCTTGCTTGCGTTTCGCCCGACGCTTCATGCACGTCAAGCACCACTGACTTGCCAAAGTCACCGGCCTTTTGCGTGCCATATGTTGGGATTTTGTAATTGACTGGTATGTCTGCTTTTGACAACTCGCGCAGGTCAAGATTGCCCTCAAGGACATTTCTCACGCCTTCACGATGTACGGGCATTAATGGCAGACCAGTGCCGTACTTTTGCTTGAATGCTTCCATCTCGCGCTTGACGGTTTCCTCATCAAGCGGCAGGCCTCGCGCATTCATATCGCGCAGGAATTGGCCGACTGCCATTTCATTTAGGATGGAGTTGCGCGCCGATGCCGGAGCAGTGCTGTAGATAAACTGATTAAATTTTTCCTCGGGTATGCCGCGCTCAAGTGCCGCCATCTTCATGGGATAAAGCGAGGGGTAAAAAGTTTCACCACCCAGGGGCAGCCCGCGTTTGATCTGCGTCTCAATGAGCGCTCGATTACGCGGGTCTTGGTAAATTTCGTCGATGTAACCAATGTTGGCCTTTGGGGGCGAGTAGCGCGGGAATGCTGTTTGTTCAATGCCAGGAAAGCCTTCCATGGCGTCTTTGATGAGCGATCGATCAAATGCCTGCAGTTCAGCACGAGGCGGCTGCCAAGGCTCGGTGGGCTGCGCGAGGAACTGTTCGGCCTTTTGGGCGCGTCGTTCAACAGCCTCGGGCACATTCTGTAAACGATCGCCTATTGATGCGGAGGCGGGTGCATCAATCAATTTGCCAAATTTCTTTTCAAGGGCCGGTTTTTGCTGCTTGGTCCAAGTAAGGTTTTTCTCAGCGATTGCAGCGGCGCGCTTTTGCACATCTTCCGGCGCCATCTTGGGATCTTCTTTAGCGATGGCCTTGGCTACTTTGTTGGCTTCATTCCTTAGCTCACGCGCTGTATAAGCCGCAGCTTTAGATGCTTTGGCAATCTTCTCAAGCTTGCCGCCGCCAGCCATGCGCACAGCACCGCCCATGGCTAACTCAAGCGCCATGGTGTCAGGGTTGTCAGATATGTGAACTCGCCTCATGGGACCACCCTGCTTGTAAGGGGTTACTGGCACTTTGCCAAACATCACGGCGCTCGGCTTCGTTGACTGTGGATTGATGTAACCGGCATATCCATAGTCGCGGATTAATCGCTCGAGCGCATTGGTTGCCTCAGTAGGCTGCGCCAATCCTTTGTTAGAGCTTGCCGTCATCGGGATGCGCGTGGTTTCTTTGGCCAGCATGTTAAGCATGAGAGGGTCAGCCGCCAGGTCATAAAGATTTTCACCCATGGCACGATAACGATGGGGTCCTAAGCCAGGCTCAGGTGTCACGCTTTCATCGGTGTAGAAGTAAGTCCTGGGTCTGACCGAGCCAGTGCCACCTAAACGCGCGGCCTCCTCGCCCTTGATGCCCGTGCCGTAAAACGCCGGATCTGTTTCAGTCAACCCTGCCTGCTTGCTGAAGTGCATCATGGGCATGTTGACGAAGGTGCCCTCTTCGGGCTTGATCAGTCCTCGCAAGTAATCAGGCATTTCGCCTTCGTACTTTGTGCTTAAAAACTCAGGCGGCAAAAGCACTGGCTTTTGTGGGGCAAACTGAAAGCCATTCCATGCTTCTTTCAACTGTGCATCAATCTCTTTGACTAATTCAGTTTTGCCGCGGCGATTGGCCTCGTAGCGCTGCATGTTCAGTTCATTGATGGTGCGCTTGAGTGCGGCATTCAGTGGGGTGTAGTTAACCGTGCTGTTTTGGCCTCGAGTCTCAGCACTCATCGCCAAGCGTGCAAGGGGCGAGTACATTTGACTGTGGGCTGCCCAGGCAGTCTCCTCACCCTTGGGGCCAAACTCGTTGCCATGCACTGCGTGACCGAAGAAGTCATGCACAGCACGGAACTTTTCGTTCTCATTCAATCCGGTTTCAGGATCGACTGCCTTTAAGTAGGGGTGCTCATCACCACCCTGGAAGACGTACAGGTGCTTGTTGCCGTACACATCCTGCAGCATTTGCTTGCTGTTGCGGTAGTTGCCCTCGCCTGCCCGGTGATACGAAAGGCTTATGGGCAGACGCTTAAATTGCTCGTCGGTCTCTTTGGCTAATTGCTTGTAAGACGCAGCTAGCAATTCATCGTAGTTCTTAGCGCCCGATTCTTTAACGACGTCAGGCATTTGCCTGGCATATTCATTGAAGATGGTTTGTTTATATGTCGGGTCTTCAGTGGTCGCAAGCATGAAGGCGCGGCCAATGGGCGCCTGCTTGAAAATGGAGCTTTCAGAAATCTCTGGCAGTTCGTAAGGCCTGCCGAAGGCCTCTTGCACATAAGTGTCTGCTGACTGACGAACAAAGTTCGCCGGGTCAGCCATTACTTGCTGTACTGCTTCATTCGTAATTGGTTGCGGAACATCGCTTCCAGTTCCTCCTGCGGGACGCTGTCCGGCTTCAGTCCCATCGCTTTCGAGCGTGCCTCGACGCTGGCCTGCAGGCGCTTGAGAGACGCTAGGACGGACGCGGTAGAACGGTCCTTCTGTGGCTGTTTCATATGTCACTCCTTGGACAGGAATTGTCGCAGCCTTTGGTGCTGAGACTTCAGGAATATTTGCTTTTGTTGCTGTTTTTGCCACATCTTTGATTGCGCCCAGTGCGCCAGGCATGGCTGCTGGAGTCCACATTTGGGGCAAGATAGGTGGCAGCTTAGACTCGCGTATAAAGCGCTCTAAGCCCTCGGCGGCGCTCTCAAGGTACTCAGGGCCAAGCTCAGTCTGCATGGGCCTCATATCGCCTGTAATGAACTCCTGAGAGGCTTCTAAGGCTCGTTGCAATGGGCTTGTGTCTGAAGGGTCGCCACTCTTGATTGCTTCTTTGATGAAGGTACCAGCAGTGACGGCAGGTGATACCAAAGTGCGGCCAACAATTGGCAGGCCCGTAAGCGCTGCATCAATACCGCCAGCAAGAGGCTTGGACACTGACTCGATGTCTTGCAGAATGTTGCCTTGGCCATAGCCCGGCAATGAGGACACACCGCGCTTTGGCGTTTTGCCCATGAAGCGATTGAGGGGGCTTCCACCGTCTTGCATGTGGACTGCGCCGCCAGCCTTAGCGCCATACAAGGTTTCAAGCAGCTTCTTGGGATTGGGCATCATCGGCCTCCGTTTGCGCGGGATGATAACCCTTTGCGCTTAGCTTGCATACGGATTGGTCCTTACAACCCCGGCATCAACATAATCATCAGGGTCATAATCATCTGGAGGCAACGGATCAATATTTAACCAACTTGCATCTCTTAAATATCTTAAGGCTTGACTAAACGCATCACAGTTATGGACCAAAATTCCATTGGCAAAATAACAGTGCTCTCCTTCAACCGTTAAATCAAATACATGACGCGTGATATGGGTGCTGCGTACGGCTTTTACCGAGGCGAAACTTTGACTCTGCTGTTTGACAGCCTGCGCTGCAAAACCGTTTGCGTTCAGTTTTGGCTTGTACTTCAATGCCGCACCAGGCGCATAGTTTCGTGAGTGATAAAAACTTGCGAGGCTTGCCCCAAGTTTTTGCCAGAGACTGTTTCGCATGTTCCCTGTGCCAGGCCTTGCCCTTTTCAGATCGATGCCATTCCGCAGCTTTGTCACGGATTGAATTAAGGTGCCGAATCTGCTTCTCAGACCTTCCGTGCTCAGCAATACGCGCCCTGTGCTCATCCCAATGGGCATCTTTTGTGCAACATTCCAAGTTGCTGATGTCGTTGTTGGCCGTGTTTCCATCAATATGGTGGATGTGCATTCCTTCAGGAATTGGCCCTTTATAGAATTCCCAAACATCTCGGTGAAGCCTGTGCCCAGCACGAGCAAAATATCTGCGATGCGCAGGATTGTTGCTCTCAGGGTATCGGTTATATCTACGCCCGTTGAACAAAACTGTTTCCACCTTGATGCCAAGCTTGCTTTTGAATCCCATGCGCCCTCCTCATTGATGACGCATATATTATGGACTGCTTGATTCAAGCTATCAACCCTGACCCAACCTTTCTGAGTGTAAACCTCATGATTAGCCGTTGCTAACAAAGTGCGCCCATCAGAATCAAGTTGCCAAACCTCCTTGAAACCATTGTCATGCACTGCCATGACTCGCCTGGAACCCACTGGGGTTTGAACCATATCGCCAACTTTGACATCGCAGATACGCCTGCATGAACCATCAGCCATAGCAACTAAGGACTCAGATTCCACGCAGAAGTCATCGTGGTCTGTGTTCGGAAAGCTACAGATCTGCGTGACCATGGCCTCAGCCCAGTCGCGTACATAGCCAGCCCTGTTGCTCGACTCAGGCACGTACACCCTTCCAGCCTTCACGATGTTGGCCACGATGCTCAAGCGCTGGATCTTGTCAGCCCTGCCAGGGTTATAGGCGCGGACCGGAACGTGAGCGCGTTGCAGGTCCTGGATCAGCACGATGCCAGCGGCCTTGTCTTCAACCAACACCAGGTCCACCTTCTTGGCGGTCTTGCCCTCACCGAAGATGATCTCGAACTCGTCAATGACCTTGGGCTTGAGGTCAGGATACTGCAGCCTGTCTTGCCAGGCGTCGATGATCAGGACGCACATGCCACCATCAGTGGGCTTGAAGACACCGAAAGTGATCGATGCAGTGGGATCGTTGACGGTCTTCTCAGTGAAGGCGCAATCGTAGGACTGGATTACGTACTCAAGCTTGGGCAGTTCTTTGCCAGCAGGCCAAAGCTTGAACCAGTCGCGCTGAACAATACCGCCCTCCTCGGGGTCGATGATCTCAGCGTAGATCTCTTGGCGGCCAAGCTTGGTACCCTCGTACTGCAGGATCTGCCTACGGAAGTTCTCAGACAGGTTATCCAGGTTTGAGTACGTGGTAGCTGTTGTGAGCACCACATCATCACCCTCACGGCCAATCAGATCGATGATCAGGTCCTTAGGCTTGGGTGTCGTCGTGCAGATCAGCCTCGTCTTCATGTCGGTAAGCTTTAAGCGCATACCAAACTGGATCTGATCCCAGGCGTCAGTGATGTACTCCCAGGCTGCCAACTCATCGAGCCAGCCGCCGTGGAACTGTGGACCGCGAAAGCGCTCAGGCTCCGAGGCTGGGATGCCTTTGATCAGTGAGCCATTGGTCAGCTTGATCTCATGCAAGGCCTTGTTGTAATCAGCGATCAGGGCTGCAGGAATCACGCTCAGAAGGCCTGAATCACCCTCGAAGCATGTACTCCTCACATCACTGCTTGTTGGGGCCGCCACGAGCCATCTGGTGGCTTTGTAGGACCATGCCCACCATCCAATCTGCTCGGCTGCTGTCCTGGTCTTGCCAGCACCGCGGCCTGCAAGCAGAAGCCATATGGACCACCAGTCACCATGGGGCAGGATCTGGTGCTTGAGTGCTCGTGTGAGCCACATCATGCGCCAGGCCCAAGCAGCAGCAGCCTGTGGCTCTAGCCTGGTGTACTGCTCGCGGATCGCTGGATCTTTGAGCAGGGCTTCAAGGTCACTTGTCCCCAAGCTGCCTCTTGGTCTCTAAGTTCTTGAGCATGGCGTCAAAGATGCTGACGTCAGCCTGCACAGCCACAGGATTGTCAGCGTCACCAGCATGAGTGATCCTGTCGCCATACTTGCGTGGCTTGAGTTTGGCAGCAATCCACTTGCGTGCGTCCACTCGATTGCGCTGCCATTGGATGTAAGCGCTGTTCAGTTCAATGCCGATCGGCTCTCCCTGCTTGTTGAGCACCGGCCTAGTCTCTGGCGTTTCGTCGGCAATGGCTTGTATCTCATCGGCTAGCGTGTCAGCTTGATCTTCCCGTGCGCGGGTGTACATCTCTTGGAAAGTCGGGTGCTTCGCCAACCACACATACACAGTCGCCTGCGATGGCATCTTCTCATCCATGCAAATTCTTCTTAGTGGCTCTCCATTACTTAGTCTTACGCAGATCTCTGCTGCTAAGTCATCGTCGTACCCTGATGGCCTGCCTAAAGGTTTTTGTGCGGCCTGGGCCTTTGGTTTCGAGGTCTTGCTCATCACATCTTCCAGTGACATTGATGCGCGGATTATGAGGCTAATCCGAAATTAATTCACTAAGGGTTTTTTTGATGATGGGGTCAAGCAGTAAATAGGTGCTGGCTCTTACGCTGCCCGGCGATTCTTCGAGCCTTGCTATCGTGGGGCGCGAGAGGCCTACCATCTTTGCGAACTCGTCCTGGCTCATGTTAAGCGCGGCGCGAGTGGCTCGTAACATTGCTGGGATTTTGTCAAGCGTAATCATAAGTGATTCATTTTACTACGCTTTGTACAAAAAAAGAACCCCCAATTGCTGGGGGTCAACATCTGCGGGGAAGTGCAGAGGATTTCAGGAGAACACATCAACATGGACTGCAATCATCAGTCTAAGCTCTCTTCCTCCTCTTGGCAATCTTCTTCGCGCTCTTCACGCTCCATGTCGTATTCGTAAAGCTGCCGGTCAAGCCATGCGTCGTAATCCATTTGTTTACTCCCCGAGGAATTTGTTGAGGGCATCACGCAACTCAATGACTTTGTCGCGGCTCATGGGTGCTGATACATACGCACCGATCTTCCATACTGACAGCCACAGGCCATCTTCATGCTCGCTCAACGAAAGACGGTCATAGTTCTCAAGTTCGATGCGGGTTTCAAATTCTTGTTTGCTCATGGTGTTTGCTCCAGGTGGTGGGGCCGTAGCCCCGGTTTGATTAGATTGCTGCGAACTTTGATGCGGGGGTGAACTTGCCATCGACATAAATGCGGCTTGGGTACTGGTTGAACAGCGTGCCCTTCGATGAGCAGTTGATGATTTGCTGTTGGTCGATACGGACACCGCGGCCATTCTTGGTGCCGGTAATCACGAAGTTGGCTGAGCCTGCGTACACAACATTGGGATCGGTCAACTCGCCAACCTTTGCATCAACTTTGTTAAGAACCTCGGTGGCCCACTGGTCTGCCAATGCTGCTGCAAACTTTGCAAGACGCTGCTCGCAAAGCATGAAAGGCTCGTCCCTACGAGTGCCTGTCCCTGTTCTTACAACGCAAAATTGCACGGTATTGCGCCACACGCTAGCGCTGCGAGAGTTGTACACACCGCTGACTGTGGGACCGAATCTTTCAACGAGGTTGTTGAAGGTGCTGGTGACGCTACGGGTGATTTGTGCGGTGAACTCTTTGACCAATTCAGCTTTGAGGTTTGCGTTCATGTTGTTTGCTCCTGGTGTTTGCTATAAAAGTTAAATGTTGTTTGCTACTGAGACTCCATCGTACATACTTTTAATCCACTTGTGTAGACACTTTCCATCCATCCGACAAGTGGTCGTGATACGCAACTAAACGGCGTGTCACATGAAGCAGTTCAGCCTCATCCACTTGGTAGTGGCTTGTAAAAGCTTTGATGCCCATGCCGTGAATGCCCGTCTTGCCGCGGTGGTGCTCAGGGCACAGGGGTATCGCATCCCAGTGACTGGCACGTTGAGCCATGCCGGTGCCTTTGCGCGGGTGATGGATCTCTGCTGGCGTACCAGGTGTGCCTTGAAGATGGCACAACACGCAGCCAATGGCAGCCACCTTACTCAGGTGCTTTTTCTCTTCCTGGTTCATCGATTGTCTCCACGCCAACTAAGCAATTAAGCA